CTTCATCCTTCTTCTCTTTCTTATTACATCTCTTGTCGGTATCACCACACTTAGAATCAATACCACCACAAGAGATACCAAGGATGCTCATGATCTTAAACATAGCACCACCAACTAGGTTCAATGCACCAGTTGCAATACCAATAATTGCTTGTAGTGGTCCCAATACAGCATCGAGAAGATTGGAAACGAGACTAACAATCTTATTGATGATTGCATTGACGAAGATATCAACTTGGCATGTTGCTGCTCTGAATACTTTTAGGAGGTAATCAAAGATCAAAGATGTAATAAAGTCTACGAGTCTTTCGTAAATGTCTTCAATACTACAACCAATCTTCTCTAAGGTCTCCTCAAGGAACTTCTGAACGCCGTCTAGAATGCCTTGGAAGGGCGTTAGAATTAGTTTTACTAGGTATTCGATACCTTCCTTTAACTTAGCAATGATCTCGCCCTTAACTCTTGCTAGAGCAGCTTTAATAATACGTAGAACTTTGTTGATATACCCTTGAGCTTTGCTCGCATAACTAAAGATCTCACCATTCACTGAACTGGTAAGATAATCACCTAAATTACCACCGCTATCCTGAACCATCTTGAATAGTTCACCCAAGACATACTTCAGTTCTTTCTTAGTATCTCCATTACACTCAGCATTAGCAACACCAACACATACTTTACTACCAAATGGATTGGTTACACTGTTATCAGCAGCATGTGATCCATCTGCTGCAGTAAGAGTCTGTGGAGATCCGCCAGCAACTTGTGCAGAACCTAGATTAGGATTCTGTTCTGGTTTTGCTGGTAGATCAGTTGTTGGATTAGTTCTCTGATTGACTATCTGCTTAAAAGATAAGCATCTATCCTCATTCTCACCCTGAGCATTCTCAGGTGGTGTATCTTTCGCTCTAGCGATTGTACCAATAGATGCAAGGATCAACGGGATATTATGATCATTATCCATCCAAGCACCAAATACCCAGTCACCCTCTTCTAAGTTGGCGGTAGCACCACTAACACCACCAGTTTTATATGGTGTACTTACTGGTAGTGCAGAGTGTGCCCATGGTAGGTCTTCAGTCTTAATTTCTTCACAGTCTGAACTATGAACCGAAACGATTCTAACCCTAAAACGATTTGACTGTTTCGGTTCATCTATCTCTTCTACTTGCCCAATCCAAAATCCTCCACCATCTTGACCAATTTGATGGATCGGTAAAATAGAGGAGATACTTGGATCTTGAGACATAATCAGTTATCGTGTGTTTTACACTCAGGTGCTCCAGGTTCCATCTCACAGTATAGTTCTAGGGGAGATGGATCGTGATGATCACCAGCAGCAATTTCTTCTTTGTGGTTTTCTGCGTAAACTTCTAGTTCGTGAAGTTCCTCTTCGACGTGACGACGCATCTGAGGATTGGTAGTTGGATCTTGAAGGATCTCTTTGTCCTTCTTGATATGTGCTTCGATGTTTTCCATGTTTGTTTTTTAGGTAGTTAGTTTTCTATGTCTAATAAACCATATGAATCTCGTTTGAGACTTAACATAGTTGTAACACGCTTATCTACAGTATTATAAAACCGAGATAGTGCAGTTACGAGATAGAATCCACTGTGATCAGAGTCAACAGACTCCACACTTCTGTCTGCTTCTTGAGACATATTTTGCAGAAGGATCTTGACGAGATCGCCAACAACTAACTGCAAATTACCAGGGACTACAACACGCAATCCTTGAGTATTTAGGAGATAATTCCTAGATATAGATTGTGGAAGCGAACTTGCAGTCCAGTCTGGATAGTTGTTTTGACCATTTGATGGTGAAGCAGAATCCTGTCCACTATAATAAGACTCATCGTCAAGAATAGCAGAAACAATCCTAGTTGGTCTATCTGCTAGGAATTTCTGACCTGGCGTTAGTTCATCTTGAGATCCTAAATGTGCTTGCTGATCCCAGGATCTGTTAGCTGAATAAGTTTTCTCTGTGTACTCTCCTGTTGAAAAATTATAGTACTGACATTGTAATGCATAGGCACCCGTTCGCAACCCATGCATTAGATTTATTTCAGATGTAAAGCAAACATCAATGATTTTTGTGTCTAATTCCTCACCTGCAGAATCTTGAAATGTTTTGATGGTAGTGTTTCCACCTGCTTTATTGAGACCCAGTTTGTTCTCTACATCCATGAGTGTATCAATGGATCTAAAGTTGAATCCATTAGCATTCTCATAGAAAAAGTATCCAGCGGTTCCATCAGAATAACTTCCGTTTTTAGTAGAAGCACCCTCACCCTTACCTTTGCCTCCCTTGCCTGAAGAAGGAATTGCTTGATCTTGCAACTTAGCACAAATAGCAAACGGACTCACATTTTTGGGGAGAATTTTTTTCTTGTTCAGACAAGGATCTTTTACAAGATCTTTATCTGTACCAAGTTCATCTAGACATGTCTGCACAATCTGATCACATGTACCAGTAAGTGCAGTACGTATTCTTGTCTTAGGATCAATAAGAGCTTCTTCAGAAATTAGACCTAGATTATAGTTCTGGATCTTACCACTTTGAATTCTATCACCAACTCTATAGACTCTAAAAGTATAAGTATAATCTTCTTCATCTGGTCCTATGAGATCAATCTCAACT